GAGTTTTACAACGGCACGGACAAGAAGATCAAGTCCACCAAGCTGGCTGAGAAGGACGACGCATACGACCTCATCGATGGGCCTGGCACACCCATGGAAAGAATCTACGCAGAGTACTCGAACAAGCTCAAGAACCTGGCCAACCAGGCCAGACTTCAGTTCCTCAAGGGTAAGGACATCGAGTACTCCCCGTCCGCAGCCAAGGCCTACGCTGAGGAAGTCAAGGACCTCAACGCAGCTCTCAACGAGGCCCTCCGTAATGCACCACTTGAGCGTCAGGCCCTGGTCATCGGCAATGCCGTCTTCCGCGCGAAGAAGGATGCCAATCCGGACATGGACAAGGCTGAGATCAAGAAGCTCAAGAACAAGTGTCTTCAGGATGCTCGTGATCGCGTCGGTGCGAAGAAAGAACTGATCGACATCACCCCTCGTCAATGGGAAGCCATCCAGGCTGGCGCTATCAGCAAAAGCAAACTGGAACAGATCCTCGACAACACCGATGTCGACAAGATCAAGGAACTGGCTACACCAAAGGACAAGCCGGTGATGAGCGCTGCTGATGCAGAGCGGGCCGTGACCATGATCAACAGCAAGAAGTACACCCTTGCTGAAGTGGCCTCGCATCTAGGTGTCTCGGTGTCTACTCTCCAGGCAGCTCTGGCTGGTGATGAAGCATGAGCGACGAGTACATGGTTACCACCGCAGACAATCCGTACAACTACTACACCGAGTTCGACCAGTGGTACAGAGAGGATCTACGCCTGGGGTACAACACCCTTGGTCTTCTGGCCAGACGAACTCGGACGTCGGACGCTCTTCCTCTTCCTCTCGAATTGGTCGCGATCACTGAGGCCATTGACGAGATCCTAGAGGAAAACGTGTCCGGAAACAGAGTTAAGGTCATGGCACCCGAAAAGGAATCAACTCCTTCGTAGGGTTCCAGATCTTCCTTGACCGATCCGAGGTCAGCTTCTGCCCACATCAGTTGTCCCCCCAACTGAAGGTGTGCTTCCCCCAAGCTGACCTCGGATCACTCTGCGATACATGTGTTCTCCCTTTTTGCCTACAAAATTGAAGACCGGGGGGAGGGGTCTCGCAAAATAGACCCCCCTCTGCATCGCCCGCCTCCATATTTTTCCTCCGGCGGGACTTTTGGGCAAAGTTTTTACCCCCTGAGGATTGCTCCGGGGCTTCCTTGCAGGATGCTTTGGTTTGGCGACCGTTTCCCTGCAAGGAGGCCCTAGAGGAACCCTTAGTTTCTTTGTCATGAACCCGCTCGAAAGGAGTTGAAACTAGTGCCAGCTCGCCGACAAACCAAGCCTCTCTCGGAGACAAGTCGGCGCAGAGTCGCCACAACTCCAGAAGCTCGGGAAAGCCAGATGATTTCTCTGGCCGAGAGACTCGCGGAACAGCAGATGCGAGAAGGTACGGCCTCGGCACAGGTGATCACACACTACCTGAAGTTGGGATCGACCAGAGAGCGGCTGGAGCAGGCTCGTCTTGAAGGGGAAGTCGAACTTCAGAAGGCAAAGATCGAAGCCATGGCTTCGACTCAGCGTCTGGAAGAGATGTACACCAGGGCGATGGATGCTTTCCGAGGTTACCAAGGCAGGCCGCCCGAGGAAGACGATGAAGAGTAGATCGTATTCCGAACTTCGTAGGATCGAAACTTTCAAAGATCGGTATAGATACTGTGCTTTGAGAGGTCGAGTTGGTGAATCGACCTTTGGGTTCAACCGCTGGATGAATCAAGGTTTCTACACGTCTCGCGAATGGCGACAAACCCGCGATGACATCATCGTCCGAGACAAGGGATGCGATCTGGGTATCGCTGGTTACGAGATCCACAAAGGTCTTTATATTCACCATCTGAATCCGATCACTCCTGAACAGATCGAAGCGGGAGACGACTGCCTTGTCGATCCGGACAACCTGATCACCGTTGCATTGAACACTCACAACGCCATTCACTACGGAGACGAGAGCCTGCTTCCCCAGCCGCTCGTCGAACGCAGGCCTGGCGACACGAAACTCTGGTAACGAAAGGATTTTGCCGTGGCTGATACCAGCAAGCCCCAGGAAGCCACTGAGGCTCATCACGACGAGGCCGACGTAGAGCGAGCCCTCAAGCGCAAGACCCAGGACGGCTCCGGCTTCACCTCCGAGGAAGAGCTCCCCGAGAGTGACTTCGAGGGCTTTGCCGAGCAGGACGTCGAGATGTCCGAGGAGGACCCGAAGTGACTGCCACCATCGCCTACGACCGTACGGTTTCCAATCTGATCGACGAGCTCAGCGCGACCGGTCACGTCACACACCGGGCCTACAAGAAGACCTCGGTCACCCTGCACCACAACGGCGGCCGTCTGAGCCACCAGGGCGTTCTCAACGTCTGGAAGACGCGACCGGCCTCGGCCCACTTCGACGTCGACTCCGCTGGCGCCGTCGCCCAGTACGTCAAGGTCAACGAGTACGCCTGGGCCGTCGGCAACATGGCGGGCAATCAGAGCTCGATCTCGATCGAGATGGCCAACTCGAAGCTCTCGCCCTCCTGGGAGGTCGCCGACGCCACATGGAAGAACGCGGCTCGTCTCGCGGGGTGGCTCTTCTACAAGGTGATCGGTGTCCGCCCGTCCAAGTCCAACCTGTTCTACCATCACCACTGGTCGGCGACCGCCTGTGCCGGGCCCTACATGGACAAGATCTACGACAAGGTCCTGGCCGAGGCTCAGAAGTCGTACGACATGTTCAAGAAGGCGAGTTCCTCCCCCTCCTCCCCGCGCCCCTCTACCCCCTCCAAGAAGAAGACCGTCGACGAGGTCGCCCGCGAGATCATCTCAGGTAAGGGCGGCTGGGGCAACGGACCGACGCGTGTCCGAAGGCTCATTGCCAAGGGCTACAACGCTGGCAAGGTCCAAGACCGGGTCGACGAGCTCATGAACCCAAAGCAGGGGCCGAAGTCCATCAAGACGCTGGCCGCCGAGGTGCTCGCGGGCAAGTGGGGCGACGACCCCAGCCGGTCAAAGGATCTCCGAGAAGCGGGCTACGACCCGAGGCTTGTGCAGGCCGAGGTCAACCGTCAGGCCAGGGCTCGTCGGTAGCCGTAACCGTTCAAAATGAGAGGAGGTTTCCCACGTGGAACAGCGCATCCTTGTCAGTGTCAAGAAGGTTCTCAACCTTCCGGAGTCCGACACGTCGTTCGACCTCGACATCACCATGCACATCAACTCAGCACTGATGAGACTGAAGCAACTCGGGGTCGGTCCATCCGAAGGGTTCATGATCGAGGATGCCACGGACACGTGGGACGCCTTCGTCGGCGACGATCCTCGTTGGAATCAAGTCCGAACGTACGTCTACATGGCTGTACGACTCGTCTGGGACCCGCCGTCGACCCCTGTCGCCCTTGCATCCATGGAGAGGCAGGTTGACAAGCTGGAGTGGCTTCTCAACGTGGAACGGGAGGAGATGATATGGCAGCCGCCGGTAGTGGTAAGCGAACCCAGCTCATGAACGAAACTGGCACGACGATCAAGCACTACGGCGTCAAGGGCATGAAGTGGGGTGTTCGAAAGGCTGAGACGGGATCTCCCAGCCAGACCCCGTCCAAGCCTCCGGTAAAACTTTCCGACGATGTTAGGGCAGCAGTAAACGCTCAGCGCAAGATCACAGAAACTGGCGGCACACACTCGCTCAGTAACCAGGAACTCCAGGGTCTATTGACTCGCATGAACCTGGAACGGCAATACAGCGCTATGATGTCGGGGTCACAATCGAAGTCGTCTATGGAAAGAGGGCATACCCAGGTTAAGAAGTACCTGGCCTACGGCGAGACCATCGAGAAGGTGCGAAAGTTCATGGACACGGACACCGGCAAGATGGTCAAGACCGGCCTTAATACGGCTGCCTCTGCTGGCCTTGCTTATGCAACCGGAGGAACCTCAGCCGCAGTAGCAGCCGGAGCGGGAACAATAGTAAGGCGGAGTAGCCGATAGTTAGAAAGGAGGGTAGCGATGGCGTTGTCGAACACGGCGGTCCCGCTCTACTACGGACAATTCCGTGACGCGGTATTGCGAGGCGATATCCCCGTCAACCGGGAAGTCTCGTTGGAGATGAACCGCATCGACGCACTCATCGCCAACCCGAACATCTACTATGATCCTGATCCTGTAGAGGGTTTCGTCAAGTACTGCGAAGCTGAACTGACTCTGACCGATGGCAGTGACCTGCATCTGCTCGACACGTTCAAACTGTGGGCAGAACAGATTTTCTGCTGGTACTACTTCGTCAACCGAAGCGTATACGAGCCGGGCGAGCGAGGCGGACGTTACGTAGACAAGGTGATCAAGAAGCGCCTTACGACGAAGCAGTACTTGATCGTTGCCCGAGGCGCCGCCAAATCACTGTACGAGTCATGCCTCCAGAGTTATTTCCTGAACATCGACTCGTCAACGACGCATCAGATCACAACGGCCCCAACGATGAAGCAGGCAGACGAAGTTATGTCACCTGTCCGTACTTCCATCGTCCGGGCCCGAGGACCTCTCTTCGCATTTCTCACAGAGGGGTCGCTCCAGAACACCACTGGTTCCAAGGTCAATCGTGTCAAGCTGGCTGCCACCAAGAAGGGCGTCGAGAACTTCCTGACGGGTTCGATGCTTGAGGTCCGGCCGATGACCATCAACAAGCTCCAAGGCCTTCGGACGAAAGTGGCAACCGTTGACGAATGGCTTTCTGGTGATCTACGAGAAGATGTCATCGGCGCCATCGAACAGGGTGCTTCGAAGCTGGACGACTACCTTATCGTGGCGGTCAGCTCCGAAGGAACTGTTCGAAATGGAAGCGGCGACACCATCAAGCTGGAACTCGCCGATATTCTCAAGGGTGAGTACCAGGCTCCTCACGTCTCGATCTGGCATTACAAGCTGGACGACGTTGAGGAGGTAGCCAATCCGGCGATGTGGCAGAAGGCGAATCCCAATCTCGGAAAGACCGTCACGTATGACGTTTACCAACTCGACGTTGAACGAGCCGAGAAGGCCCCAGCCGCCAGGAACGATATTCTGGCGAAGCGTTTCGGCCTTCCGATGGAGGGTTATACGTACTTCTTCACTTACGAGGAGACACTGCCTCATCGTTATCGGGAATTCTGGCAGATGCCTTGTGCTATGGGCGCCGACCTTTCCCAGGGCGACGACTTCTGTTCATTCACATTCCTCTTTCCACTGCCACGCGGCAAATTCGGGGTAAAGACCCGAAACTACATTTCGTCTCTGACGTTGCTGAAACTTCCCGGCGCTATGCGTCAGAAGTATCAGGAGTTCATCGACGAAGGCAGCCTTCACGTGCTCGAAGGAACGATCCTCGACATGATGGAGGTCTACGATGATCTGGATTCCTTCATCCAGGAATCTAACTATGACGTGCGCGCATTTGGTTTCGACCCCTACAACGCTAAGGAGTTGGTAGCCCGCTGGGCAGCGGAGAATGGGCCTCACGGCATCGAGAAAGTGATTCAGGGGGCGCGAACAGAGTCTGTCCCGCTTGGGGAACTCAAGGCTCTGAGTGGTGAACGAATGCTCATATTTGATCAGTCTCTCATGACATTCGCCATGGGTAACGCGATCACCATGGAGGACACCAACGGTAATCGGAAGCTCTTGAAGAAACGGCAAGAGGCGAAGATCGACGCCGTTGCCGCCATGATGGACGCCTTTGTGGCGTATAAGCTCCACAAGGAGGAATTCGAGTGACACAACGGAATCCTTCGCCGGGTGAGCTTGCACACTACGGCGTCAAGGGTATGAAGTGGGGTGTTCGGAAAGAAGAGGAGACATCGAACCGCGACCCGGCGGGAGAGAGATACAAGTCTGCTCATAAGCCGAAGAAGACACCTCCGCTGAAGGAAGGCGCTGCCAACCTAGCCAAGAACGAAGAGAAGTTCAAGGCTAAGTTTGAAGGTGATACCCCAAAAGGAAAAGGCGAAGCTAAGAACAAGATCAAGAAGTTCGCTTCGGATCATAAGCTAGCCATTACTACTGGGGCTGCGGTAACCGCTCTTATTCTCGCTAACGTAATAGCAGAGAAGAAGACAGTTGCTTCCATCGAAGAGCTTCGCGGGAAGTCGATCGACGCCGAAACCTTTGCAAAGCACGTCATGCATTCCAAGATGAAGACGTGGGCGAAGAACGACTACTTCAAACCTCAGTCTTTCGACCGAGAAGAATTTTCACTACCGGCGGGTCATACCTTCCATCGAATCTCCACAAAGGCCGAAGATTCGTTCAATCCGGCTACTTACGCCACACACAGCAAAGAGGACTTCGACCGGTACGTAGCGCAGTTCCGCCAGGAGCTTTCACCATCCGGTGGTCTACATCACATTACCTTTCATGCAGACGAAGAGATCAAAGTTCCTCGTTTGTCTACCGTCCTGGACACGCTCAAAGGAGTTCTCTCCGAGAAAGAACCCGGAGCTGTATTCCAGGATGAACACGCACTCCAAGCCTATCAAGAATTGAGTGGTGGAAGCTGGAGTAACGGTAGAGCGGAAGGTTTGTTCAGCGCTCTTCGTAAGAAGGGTTACGGTGCTATCGTAGATGAGATGGATGCCGGGGTGATCGGCGAAACCCCCTTGGTCGTGTTCGCGCGAGATCTTCTAGGGTCCAAGTCTAGCACTCAAATGAACAGCAACGACTTTTCCAGTTCGGAGAATTCACTTATCGAACTGATGAACCGAAAGTACTGACAACAACCAATGCGGAGGGAGGTGGGGGATGAGCGATGAGCTCACTCACTACGGCGTCAAGGGGATGAAGTGGGGCGTCCGCAAAGCGCGGACGGGTCGCATCGAGACAAAGACCAAGCGACTCGATCGAGTAGCCAGCGGACAGGGTTCCTTTCGCGATGTGGCCGTTACGGCACTCGGGATGAGCAACTATCAGGTCGCGAGGGCTGGCGGTTTCAAGAAAGCCGCTGCTCGGAAGAGCGCGAATCTGAAAGGCCAGCACGAACGACTCGCAACCGGCAAAGCCAAGGTCACCGACGTTCTCAAGGCATACGGAACCGTCAGTACTACCGATCTGGTCAGGGCGCTGAGGGACTGACGTCAAAATGACAGAACTCTCTCACTACGGCGTCAAGGGGATGAAGTGGGGCGTTCGCAAGAATGACTCTGGTTCTGGAAAACTGTTCATCAAGAAACGCACTGAATCCATCAGTGCCAAGTTGAAGAACGGTGACACACTATTGTTGGACGGTGACAAGACTCCTGCACTGGGTAAGTTCATCTCGAAGATGAGCCCGGCTTTTCGAGAGCGTGTCAACAACAGCTTCAACTACACACTTCGTGGACCCGATGGGAAAGCCGTGGGGGAGATGTCGTTGAAGAAGGAGTCCCCCACCTCCATCAATGTTGTCTGGGTCGGCGTGGACGAAAGTCAGCGCGGTAAGGGTTACGCCAGTGTTGCGATGCAGTCTGCTGTCGACTTTGCCCGGAAGAACAAGATGGACACCGTAACTTTGGAGGTTCCTGGGAAGTCTCCGGACGCTCGGCATATCTACGAGAAGATGGGGTTCAGGGAAGACCCGTCAAAGTCGGAGCCATGGGACCCCGTATGGGGAGGACTTACCGCCATGGAGTTGAACTTGAACGCGAAACATGGCGAGCTGGCCCACTACGGCGTCAAGGGTATGAAGTGGGGAGTCCGTAAAGCCAGGCCCGGGGGCGTTTCCCGAAAGACCGACCGAATGGCTCGGAAGGACGCCAAGGAATTTGCCAGGGCCAAGCAGTTCTACGGTGAGGGTGCTGGTACCCGACGCAAGCTCATTAAGGCCCGGGTTGAGGGAATCAGTAAGAAGAACCCCGGGTACAAGAAGGCTTTCGAAGCCCACCTCGCGAACCAGGACACATCCAAGCACGCGTCCAAGGCCCAGTCCGAGCGGAAGCGTAAAGACGTTAAGAAGAGCGTCGGTCGGGGTATCCGAGGAACGCGCCATATTCTCAGCGGTAACTCGCAGTACGCTTCAGCAGCTACCGCAATCGCGGTCGGCGGAGCTCTTTACGCCCATAAGGCAGGGATCGACAAGACGATCCTCAACACGGGCAAGAAGGCCTACGCCAAGGCCAAGGACCCGAAGGGTCATCAGGCTGCCCGAAACCTCCTCAAAAACATGGGGATCGGTTAGCTTCGAGCCATGTTTTTCAGAGAGGAGGTGACACATGGCAGGCTTGTTCTCTCGGGTGAAGGAGGGTCTGCGGCATAGCTGGAATGCTTTTAAGGATGAGAACTATCTGGATGCGCTTCGTGTTTACGGCAATTCCAGCATGGGGTACTACGCATCGCCGTCTCGTAATCGGCTGTCATATTCGAGCGAGCGATCGATCATCTCTTCGATCTACACTCGTCTCGGTATCGACGTAGCCGGTATCGACATTCGCCATGTCCGAACGGACAGTGACGGTCGTTATCTAGGAGACATGTCCAGTGGACTCCAGGACTGCCTTCAAGTCGATCCCAACATCGATCAAGGTCCTCAGCAATTCCATCAGGACATAGCGATGACCCTATTTGAAAAGGGCGTTGCCGCGATCGTTCCGGTTGAAACCGATATCTCGCCTCTCGACAGTGGCGGGTACGACATCAAGTCCCTTCGTGTCGGCGAGGTTGTGGGATGGCATCCGCAGCACATTCGCGTAAGTCTCTACGACGACCGCGTGGGGGAACGGAAGGAGATCACTCTTCCGAAGAAGATGGTGGCTGTCGTTGAGAATCCGCTTTACGCGGTGATGAACGAGCCGAACTCCACTCTTCAGCGCCTCACGCGGAAACTCGCGATGATGGACTCGGTCGACGAGCAGACCAGTTCCGGTAAGCTCGATATGATCATTCAACTCCCCTACGTGATCAAGTCCGAGGCAAGGCGACAGCAGGCTGAGCAACGACGGCAGGATATTGAGTTCCAGCTGAAGGGCAGTCAGTACGGTATCGCCTACACAGACGGTACCGAGAAGATTCAGCAGCTGAACCGTCCGGTCGAGAACAACTTCCTGAAGCAGATCGAGTACTTGACGGCTCAGCTTTATGCCCAGCTCGGTCTTACAGAAGAGGTCATGAACGGCACGGCCGATGAAAAGGCCATGTTGAACTACCACAACCGGACCATCAAGCCGATCGTCAGAGCTATCGCAGATGAGATGAAGCGGAAGTTCCTGACACGGACAGCTCGCACCCAGGGCCAGTCGGTCATGTTCTTCCGAGACCCCTTCGCGCTGGTTCCGATGGAACAGGTAGCGGAGATCGCGGACAAGTTCACCAGGAACGAAGTTCTCTCGGCGAACGAGATCCGCCAGGGTATCGGCTTCAGGCCCTCCACGGACCCAAAGGCCGATCAGCTTATCAACAGCAACATGCCTCAGCCGGGAACTGGTATCGGTACA